CAGACCAAAACGATCCGTCTAACATCTTACGAATACCTTTCTTTAACTTTTCTTCACTCTCCCAAACTGATATAGGAGTTTTCATATACCCACATTTGATATTCCAGAAGTGTGGCATATAACTCCAAGCAAGAGAAAGACCATGGCCGGATTGTCCTACCATTTTCATTCTTGGTTTGAACATACCAGACCTGTTAAAGTTTTTTAGTTTATAGAATTCTTTACTTCTCCACTTATGATCTGTGGGGTAATGTGGAAAAGTTTTGCACAAACGATCATAGACATCGTTTACCTGTTCTTCACTTATGTTTACTTGAATCGGCATTACACTTTAGATAGATGCTGATGTAGTTCATCAATTAATATAAGTTCAAAAGTAATTCCTTGAATTGCAACCTGTTTTTTTATTTCTATGCAACGCCTTTTCAAATGACGTATTTTATTTTTATTCCCTTTCACTCTATCATAAGAATATACTAACCAAAATTCATCACCATAACATCCATTTACCAGATTGAAAAGACAATGAGAAAGTTTATCAAAATGTGATTCTACATTTCCTAATTCCTTACACTCAATATGAATCCATCTCTCATTATTATGAATCAGAAAATCACCCTGTCTAGATAAACCAAAATGACAATAAAATTCAGGCCTTTTTTCAATTGAATATCTTACAGGGTTATTATAACATTTTAATACATCGTGAGTTATACTTTCAAATCGAGCACCAGATTGTTGAGCAACATCTCCAGCACATCTTAAATCAGTACAAATTTCCTCATCATCAAATAAAGTATTATGAAATACTATATCCTTTAATTGATTAGGATTTAACATTTTTATAAGTTCCGGACTAACTTGATTTGTTACTTGAATTGNCATTGNGACATNATCTCNGTNAGACAAGCGAGTANATTGATTTCTTGGTCGGCAACAAAGGCAGACTTATATTGATACTCACCTATAATAATAACGGCAGCGGGTATAGTGGCCGGGTCAAGATATGTATACAGGTTGTCATAAATCTTGCGGAAGATTTTGGTGGGATCATTATCTATATTATTCACTACCCACTTACGAACCTTTGTAAACTCTTTCTCCTTTAGGTGGAGAGCCAATTCTTTCATACTAACTTCTGAAAGATTGACGAGGATGCCAGAGTCTATCTTACCCGACACACTATACCGCTGCAACTCATTCAACACTCTCCTGTTATCAGGAAAATGTTTTATAATTAATTCAGCAACAACTTTACCTTCATATTCTATATTCTGTTCTTTCAATATGACAGCACAACGATCTAATAATTGTCCTGCTAGTTCTTTACGCTCACCATTAATCTTGAATTCAATAACAGAACACCTTGAATGTAAAGGCTCGATGATTCTGTTCTTGAAATTACAAGTAAATATGAAACGACAGTTGTTATGAAACTCCTCAATGAACCCACGGAGTGCAGGTTGCGTTGATTGAGGATTGAGATAGTCTGCCTCATCTAGTATCACAACTTTCTGACCACCAGAAAGTGATACCGTTGAAGCAAACGATTTGATTTTTGTTCTAAGAACATCAATACCAGATTCTTCACTGCCATTGATTATCATATAGTCTGCGTTTAGTTCACTACACAGAGCTCTTGCCACTGTAGTCTTACCTACACCAGCACCACCCGACAACAAAAGATTGGGTAGTTCTTTATTCTTTACAAACTCTTTAAAAGTTTTCTTTATAGACTTTGGTAATATACAATCATCAATGTTTTTCGGCCGATACGCCTCGACCCACAATAGATTCTCCATTCTCCACCTCATAATAATCATTATGACTACACCACGGACAATACCAATGGCGTGACTTCATAATATGTTCAGCCGCAATACTCCACCATCCGCTACAACTCTTACAAGAGAAGTGATGGAGTATTTCTATACTAGTCATCTCTACTAGGAACCATTGTTAAAAACTCAACATCCAAATCGAGTCTATCAGCAATACGTTCAATAGACATACCCAACTCTATCAACTTTTTAATAGCCCAGTGAGTATGTTGTGTTGTTTCATCCATTAGTCTTTGCCTCCATAGCAATCCAATAAGATGCATCAACACCTGTCCAATTACTAACACCAGCTTCTGTTGAAGCAGTTACTTGATAATCACCAGGAATCATCTTGAGATTATCAGTTTTAAAACGAAACTCAAAAACAACATTAACTTTATCCAAATCTTCTGTATAATCATTTGATGTTACATTCTTCAAATCTGTTGCTGTAATCTTTCCGTCTGTAAAAACAATATCAGGTAGTTGCATCACTGCCGAAGCTTTCAAAACATTCGTCAATACAGAACCAGGAATAGTAAAAGATACATCGCACTCTGGAGCATTAAAAGTCTCCGGTGGTGTTGTTAGAATAGAAGAATCTGAATAAAAATATCTCACCTTAGTTCTTCCACCATTGACAGTCAAATAACTCTCACCAAATTCCAAATTAGAATCTTTAACCAGACTCAGCACCCCAAGAAATTCATTTAGATCATAGATACCAAACTCTTTTGGGAATTCTTCTACAATAGAAGCTTCACCCAAAATATTCTTCATGGTGGACATTGTCCTAAGTTGACTACCAGACTTAACCAAAATATTCTGATTAATAGTAGAAAAATTCTTTAGAATATTTACTGTATTTTCACTTAACTTCATCTTCACTCTCCGTATCATGTATATGTAACATGATTATTCCATAATGTAAAATTTTCATAAGGTCGGCACGATTCTTACCACCCTTATGCCCATATCGTTGAGCATACTTTAAAATATTACCCATACAAAATCCTTCACCATGACCACAATCTTCTATGAACTGTGTGGCCTGGTACTTGCGTTGAGCATAATGCTGGTCATAAGTATCATCTACATATTTTTGTAGATCACGGATGACTCTATCTTCACTGAACGCATAATTAATTTTTGCCATATACTTATTATCTCATAATAAAGGTTAAATGTCAAGCAAAAATTCTATCATATGCTATTTGAAAATATTTTGGATCTTTTTCTATACCAATGAATTTTCTGGAAGTATTAACACAAGCTACACCTGTAGTTCCTGAACCCATTGTGCTATCTAGAACAACATCCCCCTCATTGGTATAAGTCTTAATTAAATATTCCATTAACGATACTGGTTTTTGAGTAGGATGTAATCCTTTCTCCTGTTTAAAGGACAAAATAGTTTTGGGATATCTTGTACCTTCTGGATTATCTCTATGAACTGATTTAGCTTTACCATATACTTCACCTATCGTAGATGTCTCACTTTTAAAACCACCATAAGGTGTTCCTTTTGTCATTTGTGGATTATATGTAGGTTTAGTTTTATAAAATACTAAAATATTCTCATGGGATTTTAATGGCATTATTTTTGCGTTCATGGGATTAGTACCTTGAGGCTTTTGCCATATCCATTCATACCGAAAATTCTTTATATTACTAGAAGCGAGAATAGTAGTAAAAGGTTGAGAAGCTGTAAATACCATTGCTGCATTTTCTTTTACTACCCTATTATATTGTTCCCACAATTTGTCTAAAGGTATAATACTATCCCATGAGCAAGCTGTAGTACCATATGGTAAATCTGTCAATATCATATCCACACTTGCATCAGATATTTCTGTTAGTTTGTCTAGGCATTCGCCTAATTTTAATTCCATTCGCTAATATCCTTCGTGTAGTCAGACTTCATCCATTTTATTACATTAGCAGCAGAACACATGAAATCATCATTATCACCATTCTGACCACCCTGCTGTGGTTTGAAAAGAGTTGTTTCATTTAAACAATCAATAAAGTCTTGTTTTATACACCACACAAGGTTAGGAATTGCAACACCATTCACCAAATCCATTCCACAAAAAATGAGTCGTTCCCAACATTTTTCTACTGCAACATGATTAATTGTCCAATTTACTACACCACATTTATTTCTTTTAATCGTAGGAACATCTGCATTATTATCACTGTGAGCAGCACTGAATTTAATCTCGGTGTTGTTACCACTAATAATACGATCATATGGACCATTAGGACCACAATCGGCAGGCAGAACTTCACAATCAAGTTCATCCTTCATATAATTAGAAACATATACCTCACCAACCTCACCTTTCTGTACGTTACCAATAAACTTGTAACCCTCAATGTCAGTATCAACCCAAGGATCATTTATCATGCTCCTGATATATTCACGAATGTCCATAATATATTCTCATAA